CAATGCAAAGTGTGTTGTGTCCATAACCATAATCTTGTCAGAAGCCAAGAGTGTTGTTGTTACAACAGGAAGACCCCAAATTGTTTTTGTGTCAACATTTACAGGTCCGCCAAAGTAATAACGGTCTTCAGCATCTTTCTGAAGCACGATTGATTCCCATGCAGAAGGGTGCATGATTACAACATTAGGAACAGAGAAAGCAACTGTTTCTACTTTTGTAATCATCTTCTTGATAGCATCGATAACTGTGTCTGCTCCAAGTGTGTGTGATTGTGTGCCTGAAAGAGCAAGCAATCCACCCATGTTTGGTGCTGTGCCGTTACCATTGATGATTTGATTCTCAACAGTATAACGGAACATTGTCAAAAGACGGTCATTGATGATTGATTCTGCATTAGAAACATCAGCAAGAACCTCACTTGTTACAGGAATGTGAGTAGCAACTTTGCGAGCAACTACTGTTCTTTCTGTAAATGCAATCGCTGATTCAGGTTTTGCACTACCTTCTGAAACTGCTGCACCAGCATTGGTGAAAGTAGTTTCTTCAAGATACAAATAAGAAGGTTGACTAATTGTTATTGTTGCAAACAAATCAATGATTGTTGGTGCTTGAAGTGCTGTGTATGAAACAAAGTTTGAACGAACTGAAGGAGTTGACATCCCAGAGTTTGTCAAAAGTGTTTTTACATCAACTGATACACCATCAATCGCAGTTGAAATGCCTCTTGACCACTTGCTGATAGCATTTTTGTATTCAGAAGAATTAACAAATTGCTGTGCAGGTGTCATAGACTTTGTTTCACCTACTGGAAGTTGTGATGCTTTTGAAGCCATTACTGCTTCGTTCAAAGTTTCAACTTCCTTAACAAGTGATTTGAACTCGGCTTTTTCTGAATTTGATAAAGAAGCAATGTTGCTGCCGAGTTCGAGCAGTCTTGCTTTTTTTGTTTTAAGTTGATTTTCGATATTCATAGTTGTTATTTGATATTAAATTGTGAATGAAGGTAAGAGTTGAATAGTTGCTCCAATTCAATTTGCTCTTTCAAGTCCATGTAGATTTTTTCCACCGCTTTGAAATCATCTTCATTTTCTTGCTCGGCTTGTTCTGTTGGTGCTTCCATTTCAGCCATTACTATTTCTGTTAATTGCGTTGCAATTCCACCGATGTTTTGCAATGTTGCAATATAATCGGCTACATTTGGGAACGCTTCAGGATCGATTGCTTCTGCTTCTGCAATAAGTTCAGTTACATTAGCATTTACAACCGCAAAAGCATCAACCATTGCTTGTAAATCTACTTCACCTGTTGGGTTCTCAAGTTCTGTTTGAACCACATTCATTAGACTTACAATTTGGTCTGTTATATTTTCTATTGATTTTCCTTCTTCATATTGCATTTGAAATGCTGTTGCATTTTCTGCAAGAGATATGATTTCGGAAAGTAATCCCATGACTTGTTCTAAATCAAGGGCTTTTGCTTCTACAATTTCTTCTGTTTTTTTATCTTCTTCTTCTTCATCAGGTTTGTATCCATCTTCTTCAGCAACAGGTGCATCAAGATAACCCATTTCTGCCAAGTTGATACGAAGTTCATCAAGGAAACCTAATGCTGCTTGTAAAGGTTCTTGCATCGCTGCTAATGGCTCTGCAATTCCTTCATCTTCAAGGATGCCCTCACTTGATAATTGTGCTGTCAAATTATCTATCGGTGTCATCACTTCTGCGAGATGTTCTTGGATTTGGTCTAAAAGTTCGTTCATTTGCTTTGTGTTAATTTGTGAATTTTCTTGTGATTCGTTTTGTAATCCTTCAACGATGTTGCGTGACCAAGAATACCCTGCATCACCGCCCCATAAACCCCAAGCAACACGGCCTGGTGACGGATAACCGTCTTCGCCTGGTTCAAAACCCTCGGCTTGTTTATCTACTTCATGTCGTGAAAAGAATGAGAACATTCTCTTAACGGTTTCCTCTGAAAGATTATCTCCGTTCACGATTTGATTGGCTCTTGTAAGTCCAATTCTTGTTCCGCCTCTACGACCTTCTTCTTTCCAAGCAAGTGCTCTGGCGGCTTCTTCTTTCATGCCTTCATTCGGCACATACGGCTCTTTTGTTTCTACCTCAAAAGATTCGGACTTTACTTCAACTGTTTTCGTCATGCGATTTGCTGCACGAACAACAGGACTTGCTTCAATCAAATCAACTTTGGTTAAATGACGATACCCTTCTTTATCAATGTAATCCTCTTGAACTACATAACCGATTGAGTATTCGTCTAACACACCTAACTTGATATCAGACCAAGCATCTCTGCCTAATTCTTTATCAAGGTTGATTTGTGCTTCAATATAAAGTCCGCCATATTCTTTCAAATCTTCTGGCAACCTTTCATCACCTGCTGGTATTTCTTCTGCTACCATAACTTTGCCTATTGGCATTTCCCAGTTATGATACAAACAGAATACTGGATATTTGTAATTGAGCGATTCTTGAAAACAACCGTAATCACAAATTTCATTTGCACTATCTACATTTCCATATACGGAAACGAATGCTTTGACCAAACCTTCAGAGGTTTCGTCAAATTGAGTTACAAATGCTTTATGTTGGATTTGATTTGCCATAGCCGTATATATCGTGGTTATGTTTAGTTTTTAACCTTCAACAGGATATAGAATACATCTGCATCGCATTGAGTTCTTTGCAGTCATGCCTGGGGCACAGGGTCTCTTTGTTCTTTCACCATCGCCAAGTGTAAAATAACCACTTGCATCTGGCTCTTGACCATCGGCTGCTCTATGACTTGCTCTTACTCTGCCATCCCTTTGTGTAAGCCAAATGTATTTGATTCCTTTGTCCTTAAATACAATCTCTTGTGTTCCAGCAGTTACATTATTTGCTGAATAATCAGCAATGGCTGGTGCGTGGACATTCTTAAACTTTTGAAACTTATTCTCAATCAAATCAATCTTATCATCAAGAGCATCACCTCGAAGCATACTTAATTCTTGCTCTGTTTCAGCAATCATCTTTTCCATTGATAAGAACATTTCGTCTGATGTTCTGTTAGCAAGTTCTTGTAAATCATTCCGTGCTAATTGACCTATATCGTCAGGTCTGAATCCTAAATCATTTGCCAATCTTCTTCTTACTTCATCTTGGGCTTTTAATATGCCTTCGTTATATGCTTGGAAATCTTCTCTTTTTAAGTTGCCATTAGCGATATAAGTTGAATTAAATTTAATGGCTGTAAGAGTTCTGTCTTTCATATCATCAATCATCTTTTCAACGATTGAGTTAAATTCATTTCCGTTTCTATTTGTTATGGTATTATACCTTCTCCAAAATTGTGCCTTTGTTTCTACATCATTGGCTGGATAGGTTAATCCTTTAATTTTTTTTTTATAGACCCTTTTGGTCTTTGGCTTTTCGCTACTGGCTTGTTCAATCGGTGCTTGTTCTTGTGCTAATCCCAAAGCACCAAATCCTGCCTGTGCTACAAGGTCTTGATAAAAGACCTGCTGACCATTATCAATATCATCAAGGTCAAGTTCTGCTCTGAACTCTGCACGACTAATTGCATTTGCCTGATACATTGCACTTAATCTTGCAAACATTGAGTTAGTATCTTCTTTCATTGAAGGTAAATCTGCTGTCTCAAAGTGCCATGTAGGTTGTGATGGAAACTCATAAGTAAAGTTATCATTGATGATTTGCTCTACTCTTGACCACATACCACCGACTGTGTTTTGTATAAAGAACTTACGACTTGTTTCTACATTATTGTAAGTTGAGTTTGCCATACCTGCAACTGTGTGTAGAATTGTTGGTGGTATTTGGAATGAACCACAAATATCTGATTCAGGAACTACACGAAGTGCTTGTGTGTCCATTTCATCCAAGCCAAGTGATAAACGAGATATTGCCCATCCACCATTAAGGACTTTGATTGAACCTGGGTTTGTTTGGAACTCCTCACGAACTTGGTCAATGATTTGCTTTTGTTGAGCAATAGTCAAGTTCATATTTGGTGGAGCAGAAAGGATAGTTCTTGGAATGAAATCGTTAGAAGCAATATCAGTCAAGAATCGTTGCAATTCTATGATTTGTTCTGCTTGATTGATGATTGTGTTGATTGGTGATATACCAAAGTCTTTATCTTCTGTTGCTTTAGTAAACCATGTAATCGGAACTATGTCGTCTTTTGCTATTGTGAATGTTCCTTTGGCTGTTTGATATGACCAATCTTTTAGATACCCTGCTGAATCATAGTTTTTAACTACATGAAAACCAGAAAGAACTTGAACATTAATCAAGTTGCCATTCTCATTTCTTATCTTGTAAATAAATCCTGTGCCACTTAAAAGAATCTGATAAATCAGTTCTTGCATAATATCAACAGAAAATATATTTAAGTGTGCCCCTTCAAACGGTTTGTCTGCGATATATGGTTTCATAGGTGCTGATGTGAACTCATTAGTCCACATATTGACACATGATTGAATCAAGGATGATTCTTTGTAGATTGTATAAATGTCTTGTTCGTTGGTTGTTACCAATCTTCTGTTGTATGAGATTGTAACTGATGGCAATGGTTCGCCTTGTGGGATTTGTGCCACCTTTTGATTACCACCAAAGATTCTTTGTAAGATTGACATATTAGTTCAAGTTGTTATTAGTAGCCGTATATATCCTATATGGAAAATACAAATGGCTTGGTTTGAGATAATGCTGTAAAGCCCATTTCAAAAGCATCAATGGCATCATCATGGACTTTTGGATTAGGGAAAGCAAGTAGTTCATTGTATAATTCAGGATCGACCGAATCATTATCCACAATAAATATATCGCCTTTCTCAAATCTTGTTGCAAGTGGCAAAGCACGACTTACCTTGTCTTTTACAGGATGAACCCCGATAACAGGCAAGGTCGTAGTTTCCAAAAGCGTTTCAGTTACTACCCTTTGGAAAGCAACTGATTCAATGGCTATGACCTGTGGATTTCACAATGAAGCCATCTCCGTAATTCTTGTTACTATTTCATTGAAAGACATTTGACTTCTATGTAAAGCAAGGAGATAATACTTATTGTAAACCGTATCATGTCCTACAACTGCAATACAAGTAAAGTCACCTGATGTTGATTTAGATATTGCCAAATCCACACCGAATGAAACAGCCAAGTCATTTGGTGCTTGTTCTACCTTTTGAATCCACTCACGCTTAAATATACTTGCAGATGTATCATTGAACTTTGCAAGTATCTCACGCTCATAGACTTCTGTTGGCAAGGATTCCTTAACTTCATCTAATTCCTCTGCTGGTATGAAAGGATTAGAATGTGAAGTCATTTGTATCGTTGCCCAATTCTTTGTGTCTTTCTTGCACTTTTCAGAAAGTGCATAGAAGTCATTGTAACCATTTGGGGTAGATAAGAATAAGGCACTACCCTTTCTATCAACCAGCGTTGGTCTAATGGCTTTATTCCATTCATCTAATAAGTTGTTCATATATGACGCTTCATCTAAGATGATAAAATCAAAATCGTTTCCTCTAATGTTGTTAATACTTTCCATTGAGAAAGTCTGAATAGAACCACCTGTTACGAGTTCAAGAATGTGGTCTTTGGAATTGATAGACTTGGTAATTTGAATAAGTCTGGTTGCACAATCCTTAAACCACTTTGTTGACATTGAGTGTGTTGGAGCAATGTAAGCAATCTTCTTACCTTTTATTGCATCCTGACAGCCAAGTGTCAAAGACATTTTAGTTTTACCCCATCGTCTTCCGATAGCCAAAACCGTAAATCTCTTAAATTGTTTTTTCGCTTCTGCTTGTCCTTCATGGAGTTTAGGAAGCGGAATCTGAATCGTCCTCTCTGTTTGTGTCATTGAGTTCGTCTGTAATTATTATTCTTATTCCTTCTGATGAGTTTTGGTCAACAGAAGCGAGTTTTGGTTTGATATAGACCAATATCTTTGCATAGGCATCCACGAACTCTTTAGGTTCGAGTTGCTCCATTGCTTTCATAAGTCTCTCTGTTCCTTCGTCTAAAAGATAATCACAGAGTTGATGCCACTTTTGCGTCTTGACATTCTTTGAACCCTTTGGTCTCCCATTGGGATTGCCAGAGACACCTTTTTTATAGTTTGGGTTTCCTGCTTTTGCCATAATTAATAAATTATATTAATAGAATACTTGTGTTACTGAAACATACGCAACAAACTTCATTGTGATACCAGCAATGCCTGTAACTCTTAATACAGGATGTCCATTGACTGATACAATCGTTGGTGCTGTTGGTGTTCCACCTTGTGTGAATGTTTCATCTGCTGGAACTGCTGGTGTTCCTACAAGAGCACCTGTTGTGCCTGTTTCTCTGCGATGTGCTCCAATCAATCGATAAGCAACATTGTAATTTAAGGCAGAACCTCTACCAACAATTAAAGCATTGATAATCCAGAATGATGTATCTCTTTGCAAGAGAGTGTTGCCATCATTCAATAAGTCAACTGTTCCTGAACCTGATACTGAATTTCTTAATACAAACTGAATACCAACTGAATCAAATGCTGATGCAGTATTTTCACCTGATGCTATTGCAAATGAATTTGGAACAATCGTTTGTGCTTTCTTACCGATAGCAAATGAATTAACACCTGTGGCAGAATTGGAATCACCACCTGCAATTACAGCATTATTTGCTGATACTGAATTGTTTTGACCTGCAAAGATTCCACCATAAGTTCCACCTGATGTCATGGTGTTATTTCCACCACCCATAATGGTAGTAAAGTTTCCTATTGCTACATTACCTGCACCTCTTGTGAATGACATATCAATTACATTCTGCCCTCTTGCTGATGAACCTGCTGCTGATGTGCCAAGTATCAGTCCACCTGTGCCCTTTGGTGTTAATATAAATGATGTATTAGTTCCTGTGGCTGAATCATAGGGAGATAATCTCAAACCTGTTGATGATGTAACAACGCCTGTATTGTATTTAGTCATTTCAAATCCAGTTGATGAAACTGAATCCGTTGCTCTCAATCTTATTTCACCAACCCTTGAAGCATCGGTTGCTGTTGACCAATAACCTTCTAATGCTCCGAGTTCACGGCTGTTGGTATTTGATGACCTATTCAGGAGGGTTATATTCGTTCCTGAATTAGTGGACATTGTTCCAGAAGTTGCATGGTTATTCTCAACAGTCAAAGCATTTGTGATACTATTGGTTGATGTAGTCCATCCGAGAATCTTTGTATTTCTTGTGGTTGCTTCTATCGAGTTAAATTCATTTGTGCCACCTAATGTAGTATCTTTAACTTCAAGGTTATATTGACCTTGACCATTTGCTACTGACTTCCACAGATATTCATGTGATACGGCTGTTGCTTCTGAACCGATTGTAGAACCTTGTTGCAATTGATATTGAACCTTACCACCAAAGGTATCAGAAGGTGCTGTCGTAACATTGTTTGTAAAGAGTTTTACAAAGCCGATATTACTTAACCCAGTTGAACCTGTGTGATATAAAGTTCTATTATCATACCTTGTGTGATGTGTGGTTTCAGCACTTGTTGATGTTTGAAAATCATACACGACAAATGAAACTTGTGTGCGTTGGATTGAACTACCATCAAATCCAACAACTTGCTTTGCAAATGTTGTAGGAATACCAAACTCTTTTTGTGAATTGTAATCAACTACAATACCGTGATTGACCCCTGGGCTTCCACCGAGTTGTTCATCTGCTTTGATTTCTAATACATTTGCTTGAACAGTCTTGATGCCTTGTGCTCCGTTCACAACGGATAGAGCATAGTTATTTCCTGTTGGTGTGGTCTCTATCGTGCCTTTGCCTGTGGTTTCATCATAAGTTAAATACTGACTTGTTGTTGCACTTAAATCAGATGCAACATAAACCACTCTGCCTTGTGAACCAGCAGGGAATGATAGACCAGCACCATCAACACCTTGAGGACCTTGCGGTCCTGTTGCACCGATGTCGCCTTGTGGACCTGTTGAACCTTGACTACCTGTGTCACCCTGCGGTCCTGTTGATCCTTGGCTACCGATAGCACCTTGCACACCTTGAGTTCCCTGTGGTCCGATAGGACCTTGTGCTCCACCTGAAACACCACCACCTCCGATGCCAGAGGAATAAGTTGCACCACCTGCAACATCAAATGCAAGTTGCTCTCGCTTGATGGTTCTATCTTCAGTAATTGTTGTAGTTAATGGCATAGATTTGAACTTTGTTATTAAATCGTATATATTCAGATATATGGAGCAGATATGAAAAGTTTAGCCAACTCAAAACATAAGTGTATTCTTGCAGGAATACCTGTGCAAGTTACTGTCAATCAGATTTATGAAATGGGCGGTAATCTTAACACAAGAGCAAAAACATATTTCGGTAAGTTATATTCCAAAAGACCGTATGCAAATATGACTACGGCTTGTTACATAGATAACTATGTATCGCTGTTAAAGTTTGTAGATGATGAAGAGGAACGCAGAGATATGGCTTGGGAATTTACAAGGAACTCAATGTCATTGCCTGAAATTCAAATCAGACCTGATAAGATGCTTGAAGAAGTAGTAGTTGAATCTGATTCAATTATGAAGGATAGGATGCTAAAACTATTGGATAAGTTTCAGAACGGATGGTGTGGTATGAGATACCTAATGAATTTAGAAAGGCATGAGAAATGGACTGTGCGTGTATTCTTTGATAAGGTTATCAATGTGTATGATATTGACCATGTGGTAGGTAAGACATTCAAACAGAACTTGCTGGTGCAAGTTAATATATTAGATTTCTGCGAAAAGTATTATTGTCAAAAGTATTCAATTTCTCTTGAAGACCTCGATATATAAATTCGTTCAAACAGTTTAGCGTATTTCATTATATTTTGTTTTTATTATTTTAGTTTTATATTATTCTATTCTATTCTTTTAATATAAATTAAAAAGCCATCCCTTAAAGATGGCTTTTTTTATTTCTATAACGCCTTAAAAATTGTAGAGCGTTTGATAGGTAGTAATTGCAATATATAAGCATCGTGAACTTTGCTTCGTTCACTTGCATATACAGAAGCCCTGATGGTTTGGTAGTTTCCATCGGGGCTTTTGATTTTATACAACAAACCCCAAAGAAAATTGACTTAACAACGCTCTGGGGTTTATCGCTTCATAAAGGATGTTGCCTATGTAACAACACCCAAATATAAAGATTTGCTTTGATTAAAGCAAATTATTTCAAATAAAGTTTGAATCTAAATTCTTATTCCGTAATTCCGTGTTAGAATCCTCTACATCCATCGGAATATCAAATTCCATATCAGTAGTCGGGGTAGGTGCTTTTCGTCCAGCCATGAGGGTTTCTGTGGCTACTTTGAATACTTGTTCTCGTATCTGTTGATGCAACCATGCCTCAAAGTCAGGTGAGAACCAATGTGATTCAGGTTTCTCAATAATCTGTTTGGTAATGTGGTCGAGATAGAGTTGCCTTCTACGATTCATTTCCCAATAGTAATGTTCTTCAAGTTGTGCTTCTGTAACTTGAATTGTCTCTGCGATTTCGTCAAAGAACTGTTCTTTTGTCATTGACATAGTGTTACCTTTATGATGGTATGAAAACTAATTGTGGATGCAATATAGGGTTTTTTGAACCAACTACAAAATCTTTTTTCTATGGGTTACTATTCAGGTGAGCCGACACCATAGATATACTGACTGCGCTATGTGTCCAAACGCCCATGTTTATATGGGGGCGTTTGGGCACAATAGTGCGGTTGGTGTATCAGGGATACAGGTCGGTGTCTCTGGGAACAAGTCGGTGTCTCTCTCTGTGAAGCGGTGTCTCTCTCTTTATGTATATCTATATTTATATAAGCAAGAAAAAACATTTAGTCGGGGGTGGATAGTAAGGGGGAAACTATATTTGATTTTACTAAAGAGAAATTATTTTTAGTGGGATGCTTGGTTATTTCCAGCAACTTTGTATCTTTGTAAGCAATTAATTTTATTCAGTTATTTGGAGATTGACATGAGTGTCAAAACCAAAATACCAAATCCCAACTACGAGGGATTGATGCTGATTCCAATTGTGGCAGATACAAAGAGACCATCTGTTAAATGGAAAGAAGCACAAACTGAAATCACCCATTATGATTCTGCTTTTGCGTGGGCAGCAATAACGGGTGATATTTCAGGTAATCTTGAATGTATTGATATAGACCTAAAAGTCTTGCAAGACGAAAATGAAAGGCACGACACTTGGGTTACATTTAAGAAAATGGTTGCAGATAAACAACCAGATTTACTTGCAAAGATAACTATTCAGGAAACACAAAACAAAGGTTATCATTTATTTTATCGTTGCAAGGATATTGATATACCTGGTAATCATGTATTAGCAAGAAACGAATTGCGTAAAGGTATATTTGAAACCAGAGGTCAGGGTGGTTATGTGATGGTCAGCCCTTCAAATGGCTACAAAGTTATTCAAGGTGATTTGAATAAGATACAAAACATAACTGATGAAGAAAGAAAAATACTTATTGATTCTGCCAAAGCATTTAACCGA